AACTTAAGCTAATAAATAATTAAAAGTGCTCCTTCGGGAGCACTTTTTTAAGGAGATAAAAAACATGGGTACATATTTAAATGATGTAAAAGCTTCTATAGAACTAACAAGTTCCGGACAGTTGCAAGGAAACATAAGTGGTTCCTCTGTTAATTTAGGACCAATTAGAATCATAAGTCTCAATGCACACTTAACTGGAGCAGATGGTGAAATAACTATTCACGACAATACTTCTGCTGCAGGTGTTATTAAAATTCATCTTAAAGGTGGAAGTACAAGCAATGATACTTTGAATTTTAATTTTGGTGGTAATGGAGTTAAGTTTGATACTGGAGCATATGTTACATTAGCAAATATAGATTCTTTTACCGCGTATTACGGTTAGGAGGATAAATGGCTGTTTCCGGCACAGTAAAATTTGATCCGGCATTAGATGATGTTATTGAAGAAGCTTTTGAACGATGTGGAGTTCAAAGTCGTTCTGGTTATGACTTATTTACTGTTAGAAGATCTTTAAATATTCTATTTGCTGAATGGGGTAATCGTGGATTACTTCAATGGAAAATGGAATTTGCAAATATTGATCTTGTTGAAAATCAAAATACATATGATTTTGCATGGGATGCTGCAGCAGCGACTGAAGCAAGTATAACTAATGCAAAAGAATGTCCAGATCTTACAAGCACAGGAACTACAAATTTTCTTTATAATGTAGATGATGTAGTAGGAATCAGTTATAGAAATATTTCTTCTAGTGCTACAAATCCTACTGACACTACAATGTCTAAAATAGATAATTCTGCATTTGCAGCATTAGCTAATAAAAAATCTACAGGGAATCCTAGTCAATTTTATATTCAAAGACACAGACTTTATACAAGAGTTTGGATTTATTTAACTCCAGGAAGCGCACAAGCGTCTAATTATTTATACCTGTGGTATGTTAAAAGATTAGATACTAATACAGCTGCAGGATCATATTCAAATACAACAGATGTTATTTACAGATTTTATCCAGCTATGTGTTCTGGACTTGCTTATTATTTAAGTTTAAAAATTGCCCCTGAAAGAACTCAGGGATTAAAATTAATTTATGAAGACGAGTTGTTAAGAGCTCAAACTGAAGCTGGTTCTGAAACAAGCTCTTATATTACTCCGAAAGCATATTATCCGAGTGTATCATAATGGGCGGAAAATTTTCTTCAGGAAAAAATGCTATTGCAATTTCTGATAGAAGCGGTCTTCAATTTCCTTATAAAGAAATGGTCCGTGAATGGAATGGATCGTGGGTCCATGTTTCAGAATATGAACCTAAGCAGCCACAATTAGAATTAAAAGTTAGAGGGGGTGATGCTCAAGCTTTAGAACATCCTAGACCACCATCTAGATCAGTTCCTAAAGTCGCAGTCTTACTTCCTGAAAATCCTTTTTTAACTTACCAAGCTGCATCAGCCATTATTATGGTTTATGCACCTTCTCATGGAAGATCAACTGGTGATACTGTAGTTTTTAGAGGACCACCAGAACAGGCCCCTGGAACTGGGACCGTGGATAATCCAGTTGCTCAGTATTCAGTTTGTCCAAATGTTGATGGAATTGCCGGAAGTGTAATTTGTCAAAGTGGTGGAAATACGATTACATTAGGCTATTATAATGGCTCTGGAGTAGTAGACAATAGTGAAACTAACTGGTATTACTTTACAGCAGCTTCAGGTAGTGCTACAACTGGAGAAATACGAGGAGGCGGAGGTTCTGTAACAGCAGGCCCTGTAACATTGACACCATGACTTATGACGAATTAACTACTAAACTTAGAGACTACACAGAAACAAGTAGTAATGTTTTAACATCTAGTATTGTTAATGATTTTATATCTGACGCAGAATATAGAATTATGACTGATATAGATATTGATGAATTTAGACAAAATGCTTTTGCAAGTTTAACTCAAGGAAATCCATGGGTTACAGTTCCTACAGGAATCTTGATTGTAAGATATGTAACTACTTATGCATCAGCTAGTCCTCAAACTAGAACTTATTTACAGCAAAAAGATGTGTCTTTTATGGATGAATATTCAGGGACCAGGGTAACTGAAGGAACCCCTAAATATTATTCTAATTGGAATGAAGGTACTATTTATATTTCGCCTACACCAGATTCTGCCTTGAATATTGAAGTGGCTTATGTTAAAAGACCTACAGCAGGAGACGGCACCGCTTTGACGTCTACTAACACAACAACATATTTGAGCAACAATGCTCCAAATGTGCTTACATATGCCTGTCTCGTAGAGGCATTTGCTTTTTTACAAAATGATAAAATGTATCAATTATACGAGCAAAAATATCAACAGTCTCTATCAGGCTTAGGCGTTGAACAACAAGGTCGTAGACGTAGAGATGAATATATGAATGGTGTAATCAGAGATTTAATGAATGCACCAAGAACAAGAGCTTAGGAGGCTATAGATGGCAAACACAGTATGTACGAGTTTTAAAAGTGAATTATTAACTGGAACACATAATTTCAGTTCTAATACTTTTAAACTTGCACTTTACACAAGTTCCGCTAGCGCCCTTGCAGATTATACTGTTTATAACACGAACAACGAAGCTTCGGGATCAGGATATACTGCGGGAGGCACGACTTTGTCGGGTGGAACAGTCGGCACTTCAGGGACAACTGCTTACGCTGATTTCACCGCTGATGCAACATTCAGTTCAGTGACAATCACAGCGAGATACGCTTTGGTTTATAATTCAAGCCAGAGTAATAAAGCATGTTTCTTTTTAGATTTCGGCGGCGACAAGACGGCGACTAATGGTACTTTTACTATTACGTTTCCGGCGCCAGGTGCAAGTGCATTGCTAACAATAACAGGGTAATTAAATGGCTTTTATTTGTAATGATCGTGTAAAAGAAACCACGGCAACTACGGGTACAGGTACTGTTTCATTGTCCGGCGCTGTAACTCACTTTGAAGGTTTTAGTGCAGGAATAGGAAATAGTAACGTCACGTATTATTGTATCGTTCATGAGGATACTTCTTATAATGAATGGGAAGTTGGCTATGGAACCTATACGGCTAGTGGAAGCACACTTAGCCGAACAGCAGTTACTTCTTCTAATTCCGATTCTCTTGTAAATTTTTCAGCAGGAACTAAATCAGTTTTCTGTACATTACCTGCTAGCAAAGGTGTTATTAAAGATACTTCCGGAAATTTAGTTTATGGTGATGGTAGTTCAACTGGATTTCTGACTAATATAGTGTCTGATACTACTCCTCAACTTGGTGGTAATTTAGATGTTAATGGTAACCAAATAGTTTCAGTTTCCAACGGAGCTATTGCTATTAATGCAAATGGAAGTGGAATGGTGACTATGACATCTAACTCTATTCAAGGTGATGTTATTCCCGGAAAACTTTCAGGAACTAACTTTAGTAACAGTTTATTAGTTGGACACTCTACTTCGGGTACTTTAAGTACCGCATCAGATAACACTGGAATTGGAATTGCAGCATTAGATGCATTGACTTCAGGTGATAACAATACGGCGTTGGGATCCACTGCAGGAAGCGCAGTAGCTAGTGGAACTGACAACACAAACATTGGAAAAGATTCTGGAAAATTAGTAACAGGAAATTATAATTTAACTATAGGAAGTGTGTCAGGAGACAATCTTACTACGGGTGCTGGAAACGTAATTATTGGAAGTGTTGATGCCGCGTCAGCTACAGCTAGTAGACAATTAAAAATTGCAGGGAATGATGGATCTACAACTACTACATGGTGGGATGGAGACAACACAGGAAGAGTTACAAATAGTGCTTTAGTTCAAGGTAATATGTTTTCTAAAGCATATGGACCTACAGGGGCTCCTATTACTTTGATTGTAACAGCCGGTGCTAAAACTGCGGCTCACCCTTATTATGGAGACGGTAGTGCTTCAGGTTATTTTATTAATGGAGTAGAATCTCCAGTTCTTTCTTTTGGAGGAACAGATGCAGCTACTGCTAACACCGAATATTTTTATGAATTTGATCAATCTGATAGTACTAACTCAGGTCACACTCTTAGATTTTATTTAGACGCTGATAAAACAACTGCATATACAACTGGAGTTACTGTAACAGGAACTGCAGGATCTTCAGGAGCAAAAACAGTTATTGCAGTAAATGAATTTACCCCAAATATTTTATATTATCAATGTGACGCACATGCTTATATGGGTAATTATGCTTCCCAAGTTACTAACATGATTAATTGTAATGGAGTTATTTACAAATGGCCAACAGCCGATGCAACTTCGGGATTTGCCTTAACTACTAATGGTTCTGGAGTTTTATCTTTTACTGAAATCACTGGAGGCGCTGCATGGCAAGCTGCTTCTACAACTGCTTCTATTTCAGTAGCAGCAGGAAAAGGATATCTTTTAGATACTACTTCTAATACTATTACTTGTACTTTACCAGCCTCACCTTCATTAGGAGATACTGTAAATTTTATTGACTATGCAGCCACATTTGATACAAATAACCTTACAGTGGGAAGAAATGGAAAAAGAATTCAAGGGCTTGATGCAGATTTAGTGGTAGCCACTGAAAGAGCAGCTTTTGCTTTAGTTTACTCTGGAGCAACAAACCCAGGATGGTTATTAACGGAGAAATAATATGACATCATATAAAAGTATTAAATACGATTTTAGTGGAACAGAGATAGAAGATATTCCTCAAAGTCCAACAGTAACAGGTATTACACCTAGTTCGTATTCTGAGGCACAAATACCAGCGACTTTAGC